AACGATTGCTCAAAGTAAGTGGTTTAAAAAACACTGTAGGTGTCAACATGAGAGATACAACTGTAACTCAATTAACACACGTTATGAATATAATTGAAAGTATTAGTTCAGATAGTAGTTATGGTGTGCTGAAGCGTCATCTAGAGATTATATTAGATAGTTATGATGTAAAAAGGGTTGGTGGAATATCAGAAGAAATACGAAGTCTTCGTAATTACCTTGGCGAGAGAAACGGTATCCTAATTGATAAGGTAGGAGGATTTATAGAAGACAATATTTCATTAGATCCGAGGGAGGTTAGGAATATGATGGTATTGCTGAAAAGTATTACATCATGGAGTGCAGGAGAAAAAAATATCGAAGCGATACAAATATCACAGTATAATTGTTTTGAGTTTGTCAAAAGATATATTACCAATATGACACATATATTCCCGGAAATGATAACGAATAAAGTTTCACATCAGGAAGCTTGGTCAAGATCTAAAGACGCCGAGAAGCGTTTAGGTCTATCTGCCCTCGCAACAAATACAATCAATGAAGGTAACTATTCTTATTATAAGCATCTTGAAAAGTTCTATAATAATTCGGTATTGAAACATGTTTTGAATAAAATAAGAGATGAGTGTGAACCTCTCATGAAACTTGTAAAACATACACCATATTTTTCAAACATCGAAGTTGAAGATACCACTGTATCCTCTGTATTAGACAGGGATACGTGTAAACTATTATTTCAACATTACATGTTAAATGCTTTAGAAATGTATGTTGATTTAACTGAAAATAAAGACATGATTAACACGGCACTTACTAAAAACTATGGTTCCGATGAACTTGATAGAATCGAAGATGCAGTCATCCCCGAGGTTGATCCTAACATGTTAGAAAGTGATATGGAAACATTAAAGGCTGAAACCGCAAGACTTTTATATGGATACTTGATTACAATGAAAAACCACCGTGATGCGATTGACATAACATATATGCAAATATCAAACACAAACTTCCATACTAGAGAATCAGAAAAACAGATGATAACTACAAGATTAGAAGAACTGGAAGAACAGGATCAACTTGATCTAGATAATATTATGAAGGTAATGAAATTGGGCGTTTGGAACAAGGGGTTAGCAAAAGGTTTAAAAACGTTCGTTAAGGAAACATACGACGAAGAGAGAAGTTTTAGAGAAAAAATGCAAGAAGTAGAGAAGAATGTAAAAAAGAAATATCAAGGTTCTGTAACAGATGAGAACTACGAACAATTAAAAGATGATTATTTAGACGAGATGGATAGAGAAATGGATCAAGAAGATGAAGAAAATGACTTGTCAAGATTTAAAGGTGATGATGAAAACGGGGACCATGATGGACATGAAGAGGAGGATTCCGGATATCTTGATTAATAAGTAAATTAGCTTGTGTATATTATCATTTTTGTTTATATAGATAATATATACGATGGTCAGAAAAGAAATATTACAAAATCCAGCATACTATTCCATAGTATTGTTTGTTGGGTTCTTTTTCATAATTGTTTATGGATTTCCTAGTTTAGTGTTTGAAGACGATGGTAGTATACGACAGTTTGGTATAGGATTTAGAAAAAAAACAGTTTTTCCTATGTGGATGCTAGCAATATTTCTAGGTATTATAAGTTACTTACTTGTCCAGATGTATTGTTTGAGACCAAAATTAATGTTCTAAATATACATCAGAAAGGTAATAAAACTACACAATTATTTTTGTATAACCACAGGTTGATTATACAAAAATGGAATAAAACGTCCCAGTATATATTTTTGAAAGTAAACTTATTTAACCCTTGTAGACAACAGATTTGTCTTTATTCTCTTGGTCATCTTTCTCTCTCTGGTGTTTATCAAACTCTTCCTCTTTTTCTTTTATATCAGTTAGCGTGGTAACACATTCTTGTTTCATTAGCATTGTCTTAACAATAACAAGAAGTAATAACATAGTATACAAGTACCAACAACACTCTCCAATATTATCACGTAAAATAACTTGTTCTAAAAGTTCAGATTTAAGTGGAGCATTTGCAACACCCCTCATTTCGGGCTTCATTACTGGAATCATCATATTCCACATGTCCTCGAAGTTTTCAGGTGTAAACTGATTGATCATTATGCTGGTGTTTCCAACTAGTTTCAGAACTGCATCAGATGCTTTCTCAAGTATGTTTGCATTTTCTTCCTCAGAACCTTGGACGTCTTTTAGAGGTCTGTCTACTTGTGTATTTCCAAGAAGTTTAATTAAAATTTTATTAGATGCACGATACACTGCGTAATATCCAATTACATTCGAAAATGCCCCTTTAAACCCTGGAAATATGATTAACACTAACATAAGCGCTCCAAAAATTAATAACCAAGGCACAAATGTACTTATAAAAACCTTTCCAATATTGTTGGATAATGAACCACCGCATTTATTCTGAAACCCCATTAGGTTAACGGCCATGTGTACTAGAAAAAGAACCATGAACAACACAATCATCATAATATATTTTTGTTTTTGAAACTTTGCAAAAGTTTCTACATTGCTCATAATTTCTACATTTAGAACTGGTTTCAAAAACATATAATAGAGAATAATCACTACAATTGACAATAACATTACAAATATAGAATTATCTTGTGATTTTGGTTCCGCCATTTCTGTGTATGTATATGTAATGTGTATAAATTATTATGATATTATAAAAGTAATTATTATGGATATAGAGTTTACTAAACCAAGTTTAGTCGAACCTGGCACAAAATATTTTTTAAATGAGACATTGTTAAGATGTGCAAAATTTAAAAAAGAATATTACAATGACATGTTTAACATTATAGGAATTGTAGTTATTATTATATCATCAGCCGGTATTTTATATTATAAATACAAAGGAAAGCCTACTCCTGCAGAAAAAATGCTAAAAGAAAGAGACAGAAAACATTATATATTATCAAGAATCAAAAATTATCAAGATGCAAAAAGACTTGAAAGCCAAACACTTATTTCCGGTCTTCCTTCATGGGAAAATGATTATAATGAATTATAATTAAGTTTGATTGGAGATAAATACATTTATAAAAATATATTGTTATATTAACATACATGGTTACTTCTACAAATAATAACAGTTTCGGCGAAGAACTATACCGAGAAGTATTAGATTTCAATGAAAAGCTAAATAAATACTATGAATTAAAATCTATATATGAACAAACAATTCAAGACAAAAAAAAGAAAATTAAGAAAAACGGAATAGCTTTAAGATGGTCTAAAAAAGAGTTAGCGGATGCATTTCAAAAATATTCTCCCAAATGTGTAAGTTGTTCACGTGACGTAGGAACCGTATTTGATAAAAAGAAAAAAGAGAAGGTTTACCATTTGACCGCAACTTGTGGTAGTAATGATCAACCATGTCAATTAAACATTGATCTAAAAATGGGCGATATCATGGATATGTACAAGATGAAAAAGACAAATGAAAAATTAATTAAACAATATATTGATGAGATCATTATTATAAAAAATGATGAATTATTCGGGTTTATCAATGAAGACACTGCAGTTGAAAAATGGAAAGCTGTAAATGAAAAGTTAGATGAAGAAATTGACGAATATAGAGAAATACTGACAACATATCTTCAAAAATTAAATAATTCCGAGAACACGCAGCGCATAACAGAACTAAACAAACAATTATCTGAACTAGTTATCACTAGTAAAAAAAATGTATCAAGCTTTCATTCAAGTGGAAATAGTAAGTTTATTCGTGAAACCGCAGAGGTGTATGTAAATGAAATAATCCCTATTGTTACGGAACTGAACTCATTACAATATAAAAAAATGACAATGGACCACGACAAAGAAACTAAAGAACATCGACTTATTCAAAAAATTATTATGAAAGATACGTTTCATCTGCATGGAGATGCAGAAGTTATTAGTTTTGAAATGGGAAAACAGATACAACATAAGACACAGACTAATATTGGTGAACCCGAGGAAGAGTTTAGCCAAGGACCATTGACGGATAATATTGTAGATATGTCTATGCGAAACGCATCAGAAAGTGATGATGAACCGCAAGTAGATGAAGAAGATGACCAAGAAAAACAACCAGACCAACCTCCAACTCAAGTTCCATTAAGTTCCATTAAATTAGACGAAGATCCGGATGAAAGTGACGTAGAAAGTGATGCTGACAGTGTAATTAGTGACGCATCAAGTGATGATAATGAACCACTCCCTCCTATTAAAATAGGAATGTCACTAGATAGTTCATCGAGTGACGGAAGCATACCTCCGCCTCCACTTTATGAAGATTCTGAAGAATCAAAATAATAAAACCAAAAAATCTTATTTTCTAATTATACATATATAGACTGGTATAGGTATAATTATAATCAAATGGCATACAAAAAAACAATGAAAGTAGGATCTAAAACGGTAACTACAAGAAAGAAAGTGATGAAAAAAAGGAAACTAACCAATAAACGAAAAAGAGTAAGTAAATCAACGTCTAGAAAGAGTAATAAAGTAATCAGAAAGATGAGATCATCTAGTTATAAAAACAAAAAGAAACGCAGGAGCTTTAAAAAACATAAAGGAGGGTCGGAGCCTCCCTTTAACAGTGATATAGAATCCATACCGCTTCTTATTGATAATGATGTTTCTCTTACAGAAAGTCAGGTTGATGACTTAGAACTTGAATTAGCGGATAATTCATGGGCAACCACTACACCAGATCAAAGTATGGAATCAAGTTTTAACGAAGTCAACACTACACCAGATCAAAGTATGGAATCAAGTTTTAACGAAGGCAACACTACAATGGAAGATTATAGCGACGATGAGGACGAGGAAGATGATGTATTAAATACCGCATTTGTATGAAGATGACAATTAATATAGTCAATATAAATTAACATATATCAACAAATATACTATTTGATATATATTAAATGATAATATTTCGTTCATTTATCTACACGATAATGATACCATATACAACCTAATGTGTTTGTAGCAGGATTATTAGATGATTAGAGATTAGAATTATCATCATTGCATCGTACTGGATACTGGTATCTTACGTACTCCTGTTCCAAGTAAAGTATGATCACTTGGGGATTTCATGTATTCAGGCGTAACAACATCTTGTTTTTCTCTTGTCCTAGTAGTTGAATTATAGTAATCAGTTTCCCGCCCAGTTACATCTAAAATAACACCTTTTCCATCAGGATGATATTGGAATAATTTTAACGTGGATTGTGTAGTAGTAGTAGGGAAACTTTGTGGAACGTAAAAGTATACGGATTGAGTGGTATACCCATTATCCAGCATAGTATCCTCATCAATCCATATACCAGAAGACCCGTTTTCTATATTAAAAATGTTTGTCGCAAAGTTGGTTTCAAGTCCAGTTGCAGGTTTAACCGTTGCAAATGATACATACCAGTTTACATTGTCAGCAAGGGCATCGTGAAATGAACCTCGAATTGTATATTCAATACTAAAATATACACTCGTTGTATTAACCTTCATATTTCTTATAAGTTTATAACCTACAAAGTCAGATGATACTTTAATGCCTGGTATATTGAAAGCATAACTAATGTACCCTATAAACCCCTGAGGTTTTGTAGTATTCCCTCGAAATTCATTATATCCATAACCAAAATAATTTCTTTCCATAGTTTCCCAAGGCTCTTTTCCTGGAGGAGGAATACCATCCATAACCAAATTATTATCAAGTCGTATTCCGCGTAAACCATAAGCAGGATCATTAAATAAGAATTGGTTAATATCCATACTAAGCTTTGTTTCGGGCATCATATAACCAACTATTGCCCACGCAAACCGTTTACTAAGACCCATTACAAATGTTTCCTCAACACTAATTACATTTACCCCAATAGGTATTGACGTTCCCTGCAGAGTTGATCCATTTGCTAGTGTATACGTGTTATTATAGTTGAACCCCAAAACTCCCGCATTTGTAATTTTCTGGGCATCAGTTAAGTCTCCATTAAACCACTCGCCTGTAAATGTAGATTTTGCAATATAAGTTTTCGTAATTGTGTCACTGGCTCTATAAGTGTCAACTTCATATGTGATTGCAACCCCATTTCCATTGCTATCAGTTATCGTGCCATTAACTGTATGTACTTTTGTCATATGATGATAGAATACTTGCTGAGTTGTATTTAGTAAACTTGCAATTTTTCTCCATCCATCTGACTGTACTCCGCCAGGATTAGTTGAAGTCAGACCAACAGATCCCACTCCACCGTTCGCAGAGGCTCCACCTGCTTCATTAAAGGTCATTGTAAATCCGGGATATGCAAACAACTCAGTCCGTGCATCTAACACCTCAACTGTTGTCATATTTGTAAGACCTATTAGTTTAAT